GGGCGCATACAAGGGCGGCACCGGCCCGCAAAGCACCAAGCTTCTGGTCCGGGCGCGCATCGCGGGCGACATCGAAGCGGTGTTCCCCAGCGCGCGGGTGACCGAAACCCCCGACCGTGACTATCGCTTTCGCGCCCTGATCGACCGCCGGGAAGTGGCCGATGTCATGCACCGGCAGGTGATGGAACTGGACTGCGGCAACTTCAAAGGCAGCGTGCCGGATAAGGCCCGCCACGATGCCTATGCGGGTGTCTGGGGGGTGATGCACCGGGAGCAGGAACGCCGCATTGCGCCGCCCCGGAAACGGCCCCAGCGCGGGCTTTGGGATGATGTCGAGTATGGGCGGGTGAACCGCCGTTACTGACCTGTGCGCCAGCGCACGATCAAGACCCGATCAAATGTTCAAGCCCTCGCCACTGGCGGGGGCTTCTTGCATCGCGGGGCGCGCACCCGTGCGGTAGTAGGCTGACAGCATGGACAGGCATTCCCGCAGCAGGCTGATGCCACGGCGGGGGCCGACACCGCATCGCCGCGCCACTGTTTTTGCGAATTCACCCCGGCAGCAGACGCTTTCCAGCATTTCCCGCTGCGCCGGGGTGAACAAGGCCAGCGTGCGCGTGTAATCCCGCAGGCTTTCGCCCTGCGATGCCGACATGCGCCAGTTGTCAGCATAGTTCGTGGTGCCGTGGAAGCCGTCCAGATTGACCGAATGGTAGCCACTGCCGAAGGCGTGGTAATGCTGGTTCCGCAGCTTTTCCCCGGCGGACCACAGGTCATTATCGATCACCCGGCGGTGCAGGTAGTAATCCAGCGGGTCAGACACGACGCGGGTGCCCTTGGAATGCACCACCACAGGCACGCCGTCAGCCTGTCGCATGAATTCGGTGGCCTGACCGGATGCACCCACCAGCTTCAATGACGCGGCCCCCACCTCACGGATGGGGGCCTGAATGGGCTTTGGCGTCACTTCGACGTGGGCCGGGGAGCGGGTCTTTCGTGACTTGCTTTTCTTAGCCATCTGGCCCGTCCTCCCAAATTGTGTAGCGCCGCGTTTCCGGGGCATAGGTAGCATCGACGGTGCCCGGCTTGCCGATTTCGTCATGGTAGCGCGACTTCGAAACCCGAATAATGCTGCCGGTTTCCGTCCTGTGAACAACAATACCCGCATCGGCCTTGTTATACCAATGGGCGCTGTCTGAAATGTCATACAGCGTGGGGACGGCATACTGGCCATCCTTGTCTTTCTGAAGCTTCGCAGGGTGGGCTACCACCACCATCAGGACTTGGAACTTCTTGGCGAAGCGCTTGAAAGCCTTGATTGCCCGGCCCGTGTATTCCGTCAGGCTTTCGCCCTGCGCGCGGGCGTGGTCCATTTCGTTCCACGGGTCGATGACCACCACCTTCACCCCGTGCTGCACCACAGCCGCTTCGCAGCGGTCCAGCACCCATTCCAGCGTCACGTCGTCGTCTTCGCTGGGGTAGATGAAGCTGAAGTTCCGGTCGATCCACGCATCGGCAGCCTTGGTTTCTTCCGGCATCTGCATGTGAACCAGCTTCTGGGCGTGCCACGTGCGAAGGTTGCGCAGGTGGTCCTTCTGGGGCGACTGTTCGAAGCTGGCGAAGGCGATGCCCAGCCCGTGGCGGTTGGCAAGGCGGCAGCACAGGTCATTGACGAAGGTCGTCTTGCCCATCGACGGGATGCCGGTCACCACCCAAAAGTCGCCCAGACGAACCCGCAGGTTTTCCCGAAGCCGGTTGAAGTCGATGTCGTAGGATTGGACGGGCGGAACCGGCGGCAGTTCCGACATGCGGAAGATGCCATCCACCTTCAGCCACTGCGCCCGCGCCAGCGTCTCGGTGACGCCCTTCGGCCCGTATTCCATCAGGACTTCGTTCAGGTCTTTGCAGCGCCCGTTGCCGTTCTTGCGGCGCGGATAGGTCACGAACTTGCAGCGGAACCTGCCCAGCCGCACCGACAGGTCGTGCAGCAGGTAGCTGCCCTTTTCGTCGTTATCGACCGCAAGGATGATTTCGGGGCAGCGGTCCACGCCCAGCCACGGGCGTGCCATGTCGAGGAAGGCGTATTTCGCCCCTTCGTGATCCAGCGGCACCGGCTGGTCTGGTGCGCCAGCAGGCACCGACACCGTGCGCAGAAAGCCGCACTGAAGGGCCGACATCGCATCGAATTCGCCTTCGGTGATGACCACCGGGGCCTTCAGCAGCGTGTTGTCCCGCAGCGCATCTTCGTTCCAGAAGCACTGCATCCCGCCGCTGTCCTGCCACAGCTTGCCCTTGTCGCCGGGGCGGATGCTGGTGCGATACTTGCGATTGACCAGCCGTTCTTCCCGCAGAAACGGGATGACCAGCGCGTCGTCACCACCAGCGTTTTTTGCGGGCTGCGTCCACAGGCCCAGCTTTCCCGCCAGTTCGGGGTCCAGCCCCCGTGCGTCCAGCGCTTCCACGTGCGCCATCGAAAGGTTTTCCGGCATTCTTCTTGTCCATCTTGTCTTCTGAAAACACTGCGCCTTTCCAGCCGCAATGGTGGCAGACCCAGACAGCGTGATCCGCATCCACCCGCACCGACAGGCAGGGCTTCTTCCGGTTCATCGGCTTGCGCTGTTCGCTGCATTCCGGGCAGGTGGTCTGGTGTTCGCCAAGGCGCTGCTGCCGCAACGTGATGCGCTTGGCGTGCAGATTGTCCCACAGGCCCACCGTCAGCCCCCGTTGGCTGCCTGCGGCACGTAGCCGGGCCACTTGGGCTTGGGCTTGCCGGGCGGCGCTTCATCGTTCCAGCAATCGCCGTTCAGCCACGTCGTGGGAAGCTTGGTGAACTGCGGGTCTTCGCCCTTGCGGCGGGCGGCATAGGCCCGCGCGCCATCGGTGATGCGGTCCACCGGAACGCGGGTCTTGGCACGCTGGAAGGCAAGGAACGCGGTGCGTTTGCTGTCCTTGCGGGGGTAGATCGACCACCACACTTCGAATTCTTGGGTGTAGCCTTCACCCTTCAAAGCCGATTTGGTCACGTCCACCGCGCCAGCGGGGGACAAGAGTTCTTCTTCTTTGGGAACGAAGTTCCCTTTACTGTTACTGTCCCTCTTACTCTTACTGTCTCTCTCTATTTCATTGGCATTGAGTGGGCTTTCATTGGGCATTGCCCCGGCATTGCCCCGGCATTCATCGGGCATTGCCCCGGCACTGCCCCGGCATTCATCGGGCATTGCCCCGGCACTGCCCCGGCATTCATCGGGCATTGCCCCGGCACTGCCCCGGCATTCATCGGGCATTGCCCCGGCATCTGAACCGGCATTGCCCCGGCGCTTTTTCCAGCCTTTCTTGGCGCGGGCGCGCTGCGTTTCACCGAACTGTTCACTGCGTTCGGCATAGTCGCGCTTCTTGTGCCACGCTTCGACGGCCTTCTCTGCCACCACGGGGTGATACCAGCGGCCATCGCTGCACAGCACCCACGCTTCCATGACGGCGTCGCGGATTTCCCGCCAGACAGCCAGCGGAACCATCGCCATGGTGGACAGCACCACGTCATTGTCGGGAAGGGATGCCGCCGGGCGCTGGTGCCACGACCGTGCCCACAGGTTGACCGCAGCAATGGCGCGGCGCGGGTCTTCGGCGCAGGCGACGATCCACCATTCGGATTGCAGCAGCCGCGCCACTTCCAGCGGCATGAATTTGTAATCGGTCAGGTCCACTTCGTCAGGGACGAGTGGGGCTTGGCATTCATTTTGCAATTGTTCCTCCGTTGCTGCCTGAATTGCCAATATCATCGCCATGATTGTCACGGCAAGCGCGTCGATAGTCTGCGGCCACCACGCTGCGCATCCACCCCTTGGGGCAACGGCGCTTGCAAGGGGGGGCATCGGGGAGTATCCATGTATCAGCCCCATGATAGCGGCTTAAGAGCGCTGGATTTCGGACACCCGAATGCCGTGCAACACATGCAATAGTTTGATCTTTAGCCGATACACGTCTGTTCGGGTGGCTGGCGACTTGACGTCTTCGACAACCGGAAGCTGGGTCTTTTCTTCTGTGTAGGAGAAATCTGCGATGTATGTGGCGACCAGAACACCAGAGACGACCAGCGGGAAGCGCGGCTGGATGACAAGGTTGGCAATCAAACCGGCGCGCTGAAGCAGCTTCAGTTCGGCATACCGCAAGGCTTCAGCCTTTGACGCAAAGGTAATTCCGTCGAGGGTAGTTTTTACAGACCCGTATTTGCTGCGGCTGGGGGGTCGCGGCATCACGGGCGTCCTGAAGGGGTGGAAAAGTGCAGGCACGTCATCAACGCGAAGCGTTCAAGGCTTGGCTGGAAAAAAATAATTTGTCTCCAAACGCAGCCGCAAAGGCGGCTGGCATAAGCCCCGGAACCCTTTACAATTTCTTGTCCGGCGTATCGAACAGCCTGTCGAGCGGCGTATTGCAAAAACTGGCAGCAGCTACGGGAAACCCCGTAGACGCCATCTTGACCGGAGACGGCCCTGTGCCCCCTATTCGCATTGCTTATAGGGTGGGGGCCACGGGTAAAATGTTTTCGGTAGATGACGACGAAAGGCTGGTGGTGGCGCGGCCACCCGGCGTTGCAGCCAGTGAAGACATCACCGCAGCCATCATCGAAGGCGATGGCCTGTTGCCCATCCCCAGCGGGTGGTGCGTCTTCTTCCGAACGGCAGCGGAGCAGCCCGAAGCGCTGCTGAACCAGATGGCGGTCGTGCGTTTCAATGGCGGGGGCGACAGGCCCTTCGTGCGCACCATTCGACGCGGCGGGACAGACGGGCTGTTCACCCTGCAAGCCTTCGGTGGCGGGCTTGTCGAAGATGTGGAAATCGTGGCGGCGCATCGGATCATCAGC